GGAATCGTAAATAAACTGTTTATCGAGAATAGGTTCTATGATACGATAAATGGCCCATTGAACAACTCTGTCTTTAAAAGGCAGAGCCATAATCAACCGTTTCTTAGGATCATATACGTAGAATTCGCGGTACTTGCCGACTTTGTATGTTTTATGGATTAGTTCGTTTTGTATCTGAATGAGATTCTCCTCTACATTGTGTGTAAACTCCAGCACATCACCACGAAATCTCTTGTTCTTCCTGGCGTTCAGGTAAGCATTCCACAGGTTTTCGTAGTCGATGATTTGCGCGTATAAATTTCCTAACCGTTTCATCGTATCGTAATCCTCTCCAAAATATGTTTTACTAGCTGACTGTATCACCCTTCGGAGCAGAAACCTACTAACTGATTCGCCAGCAATTCATTTTTTTGCCCATAATAGCCATTTGAAGAGGGCAGGGAAACGGACCCGTTTTCCTTCGCGCTGCCAACAAGCGCAATGCGCTTGAAGTTTCGGGCGAGGAGAACCGCGGAGCGAAAGCCGATGTCAGGAGACGAGTTCGAACGAGCGTTGTTCAGGTTCAACGCGAAGACGCCAGCACTCGCGCCATTGTCCCAGTTGCCGCCGCGAAGCGCAATACGCTCACAAATATGGCCCGTTCCCCAATATGTACTATTGTTTGGTCGATTTCATCCAGCCGCCGATCATTCTTCCTAATTCATCGAGCAGCCGTGACCAATTTTCATATTTTTTGAAAGGCAAAAATCCAAGCCCGTTGCCTAGCCGAACCAGATATCTCAAGTTATCTAGCTCGATATCAATATCTTGAAGTGTGGTCTTTTTGTAGTATCGTTTGTTCGCTCGAATAATAAGTCTCAGCAATTCATACATTGATCGTTTGGTTTCAGCTGCAAGCGTATGCTTTTCTGATTTCGGATACTGCCGAAGAGCAATATATCCATACATGATCATGTCGTAGCATTTTTGAAGCACTTTTAAATCTTCTTTATTTGCCATTGAAATCACCTTTCAAAATGCGAGGACCAGCTACCGCTGGTCCTTACAGATTATCAGATTTCAGATTCCAGATTACGGCGCGATGTACGCGGAGCGAAAGCCGAAGTCAGGAGACGAGTCCGAACGAGCGCGGCTCAGGAGCAACGCGAAGACGCCAGCACCCGCGCCATGGTCCCAGCGGCCGCCGCGAAGCGCAACACGCTCACCGTAGTTACGTACGTATAAAGCATCGCCTCCATGATTTGCATCAATCGGCGCAATTGCTAAGTGTTTTAATAAATCCGGAACCGTAAAACCTGATTTAGCAGTCAATGCTTCAAAAGCTACGCTGCTGGTTCCATAGTAAGCGTCTGAACTTGGGTTAGTTGTAAACATCGGATTTGTTCTTTCAGCTCCAAGCACAGGATCGCCGCCGACATCATGATTTGTTTCGTTTGCATCTCCGGGCGTCGTGTTGTCGAAATACACACCCGTGTCGACCCAGCCGTCAACTTTTCTTGGTCCTTCCGGTGTGTTGTAGTTATTGTCCTGATGGACATAGATCTTTCCGTCAATCAGTTTCAAACCATCGACCCATTCCCATACGTTCCCGTTGAGGTCGAAAATACCTTCATTCGTTCCATCGTGCGACCAGCTGGCAGGACCTGATCCAGTAGCAACGCGCCCTTCTCTCGTTGTTCCGTTATCGTTATACGTGTAAGTTACTTTTCCGCGCTCATGCGTTGCTGAATGGTCTTTTCCAAAGTTGTTATTGCCTCGAGGCATAAACCCGTTCTTTTTGCACCACAAAGCAATCGCGGCCCACTCGGCATTCGTCATAAGATGCCACCCTGGACCTTTTGCCGAACAGTAGCTCTTTGCTTGGTCATATGTGACATATGTCTTCGGATCTTGGAAAGGAATAGAGTATGCGCGTCCGTCATGCACGATATTTTGATATTTTGAAATCCAAATTTCGCTTTTTACAACACCATTAACGACAAACGCCGGATGCGGAACGTTAGGCGCCCCGTTGATGACATCTGATAAGTTGAATTTAGGAATGCAAACCATGATAGACGGATTACCTTTGTCATCATACATAACAGTGTTTTTGCCGCCAGTTGCGGATTCCACGGCTTGTCGATAAGTATCCTTGATCGAAAGTACAAATGGCATTATTCAGTCACTCCTTGTTCTGTAGATTCGTTTTGGCCATAACCGGCAGGCAGAGCCCACAATCGGAGTTCAACTTTATTAATGTCAAGCTCACGATCGCGCTCGATATAGATGTCGTTTCCTTCTTCGTCAACTTCGCCGCTAGGAACCAGCTCGCGTTGTTTCGGAGGGATAATGATTGTAGCTACATACCAAGCGCCGATGCCTTCACGCATGGTTTGCAGCTGATTGTCTAGGCAAATATCGATAACCTTTTGTACATCAGACTGTCTTTCCTGCAAATCGATAGATACCTGTCCTCCAATCGTCAACACTTTTCCCTGTAGCGAATATTCCGCTTTTGGTCCTTGATTGATTTCAGTGATAATCATTTTATCTCCTCCTTAGACTGCAGGATTGATTAAAGTCCATAAAAAAGTGACCGATTGCGCGCTACCGGTCATTCTCACCTTGAATCCATTTTGAGTCTTGTCGTATACCTCCAATCTTCCGGCAAGGCCCGCATCGCCGCTGATCGGCGTCACGATCACGTCGTAGTTCGGCGCGTTAATTTGCGCAAATCCCGTCAGACTTACCTGGACAAAAGGATCGGAATCTCGGAAATAGCCGTTAGAGGACGTCCCGGTGATCGTTGCCTGCCCTTGCAGCAAACGTTGACTTTTATACTTCTGAATTTCAAGATTGTTTAATCGAGCCTGCTGCGCTAGAAACTCTGCTAAAACGCCAATGTCATAGTGCGCCAGCAAGATGCCAGCCTCGATGTTGTTCATGTTCTCCTCGTCGACCGGCGTGCCTTCGACGATGACCTGCCCAGTCGCTTCATCAAGCACACGGTCTTCCCAGACGGTCGCCTCGTATGTCCGACTGCGATGGATGTCAGCCATTTATCATCCCTCCTGCACTGTAAATTTAAATTCGAATAAACGCCCCTTGTTTTTCTCGTGTATTTTATCGGTCGTCAGTTCCGCAAAAACATTCCCGCTCGCATCAAGGAGTCGCACCTTCGTCACTCTCCCAACTGGATCCTTGGTCGTTAAATAGACATGCTTGATGACGCTTGTACCAGAAATGATCGACCTGCGAATTTTCCCCTGATATACTCTCCCGTCTACGGTATAGTCAGCCGAGACGCAATTTTGGTCGATCACACTCGCAATTTTTTGCAATGCCTGTGTCGTCAACATCACCATCACCACCTTTTCCCTGCGTAGGTTTTGCCACAAAACGCGACAGTGGACGCCCCGTTTTTGGTCCGTGGCAAGACGATAGATGCACCTGTGTTTTTTTCTGCCGTCGCATTGCCAAGAGGCATCGGCGAATAATGGTACGTGCTATATCCATTGGCATATTGTTGCGACAGCATTAAAAAAGACGCTGTTCTAGCGCCCGTTTTCGTGTCGTTGTTTAGCCGTCCAGGATAAATCTCACCAGTAAAATAAGGAGTGGCTACTCCATCCGCCGATGCCGGCAAAACCCTTGCCCGCGTCTGCGATGATCCGCCTGGCATTGCTATCCCTGTCCGAAAAGACATGACTGGCTTAATACGTATACGATCCGTATGAACGATCTTAAAGTACGTACCCTCGCTCCTGCGGAACCAGATGGCATCCAATCTTGTGCTTTTTCGCTTATTGGCGTATAGGAGCCGCAGTAAAACTGGGATGTCACTCTCGTTTTTAAAATCCTCGTCCGTTTCAATCTTGAAGTGGTAGGGCTGTCCGTCATATTCGAACCACTCCCGCAGCCGTGCGTTTTTGAAGAAGATCGACGCGACTTCCTCAACCGCCCAGGCCGTCCCCTTCCGTCTATGCACCAACTCTGCATTTGCAATCAACGCCCGTTTTTGTTGCTCAGGCAAAGCTGGATCATAAAAATCGACGTGTTCTTCGTACGCAACCATATCCAGCGCGAATGACGGCGGCGCTGCCGCCGGATTGAGGATGTCGATCTGTTGCAAAAAAAGCTGAAATTCATGTTCAATCGCTTCTGCAAGGGCGACAGTCACTTCGTCCTTTTTCAAGCTATCGGGCAAGATATCGGCCAGACGCAACTCATCCAGTTTAATCATCAACTAGCCCTCCAAACGTCAGAGACACATTGCTTTCCTTCGCCACTTGCGCCTTAGATACTTCAATAAAGCTTGCCGGTGATTGCACAAAACACCTTGATGCTCCAGCCGCTTTTACCCGGGCGATCAATTCGCTTGGGTCTACCCATCTACCCAATTTGCTTTTTTGCCACACAATATATTCATCCGCCGCCTTTTGCACTTGCTTTTGAATATCGGCTAAAACGCTCGCCTTGCTGCGTGGTACGTAGTACGTCATAGAGATGTCATACGACACAACCTCCGGCGCACGCACGATTACTCGATCCGTCAGCGGTCGGATTGTTTTATCGTTGCAGATTTCTAGCACGCGGTCCAGAACTGTTTGATCCGGCAGCTCGCCGTTTTGAAGTAAAACAACGATCTCAACTACGCCGTCGGACGGTGAATCGACAGACACGTCCACAATCCGTTGGTCGGCCGTCTGCGCGTAAAAGATATATGCCCCCTCTGGCCCTGCCGTGCTGTACCTTTCTGGTGATTGTTGGATACGCTCGGCGTACGAGTCATCATCTTCCCAGTCCGTACCCCCGCTCGTCTCCGTAATGTTGTATACTTTCGACACAAACGGGATGGGGTCAACAATGTTGGTAATTTGTCCAATCAAAAACCCATTCCCGACCGGCCCTGCTTCCGTGCACTGCACTTTCACATCCACGTATTGTGTGCCTTCGGGAACGACCGTTTCTTCAACGGTCGCAAAAAACACCTCGTTGCCGTACGCTACCCGATGCCCCTTCGGAATGACCATGTTCCGAATAGGGTTCAATTCATATCGCATGATACACTCTGCCGCCTTCGGTCCAAGCCGCGGAACCCCTTTTCGGCTGCCGATGTGGTCTAAGTAGTCATCCTCCGCATAAGCGAGGGAGTTCTGCTTTGCTGTGTAATCAATTCGGTTATAACCTAAAGAGAAAGCGTAAGCGATGGCTTGTAGAAACTTCCGACGCGGGTCCGCCTCCGCCAATACGATCCCGGTTTTTTCTTCGAATTTCGCGACCATTTCCGCTTCGATTTCGCTAGGGTCTCGGTTCACAAAATCGATGTCAGGCAGTCCAAATCTCGCCATTTTCCTTTATCACCACCTTTACGCGCGGGATTAGTCGCCCGTCGAGTGGATCAGCAGAAAACTCCACACTCTCCACCGATACACGAGGTTCGTATCTTTCGATTTTCTCAATTACCTCAGCCGTAATCGCAGCCTGCGCGAATTGGATAGGAGCATCCACCACACCAAAACTAATCCCCATAGGAATATCCAACACACACGTCCCTACGATCGTCGAGAGAATAAATCGCACGTTTTGAATAATCTCCTCACTTCCCGTCGCTCCGTAGTTGATTCTCTCCATGTCCATCACACCTTTTTGAACCGGACGTATTTAGGATTGGCAGAAACATACGTCCCTCCGCCCAGGCTGTACCAAGTGATGTCTGTTTTTACAGTGCCGTACACCTTATACGATTGCCCCTTACGCAATACGCGAACGATGCGAGCTTTGAGGCTTGGCCCCGAACGAAGGTTCAGCATCCCTACCCGTACAACGATTTTGCCAATCGGCCCCTTTTTTGATGATCCCCCACCTTTAGGCGGAGGGGGCTTCGGTTTGCTCACGACCGGTTTATACGGCTCTGGGTACTCAGTGAGTATGAGCTCGAGATCTGCTGACAGCAGTGTGCCGTTCGCCGCCCGGACGCTATATATCTCCCTCATTTCTGATATGACCCAGTACGACGTGCTGATTGGCGAGTTTCCGATGATGAATTTAGAATAGGTCCCAGCATCGCGAGCAGCCCGCAACTTCTTGATGATGTCGGCTGGATTGACTCCAAGGAAGGACGAGACTTTCACCGTCATCTTGATTCGTTCAAGGCCCGACCCTAAGAATTCAGGGACCGGTTTTCTGTTGATAACTTCATGCTCCTGCCACCTCGACTCACCTTGCCGCTCCATCTCATTCATCGTCAGTATTTTTTGTGATGACACTTCAAATGTGATGCCCGCAAAACTACCGATTTTCGCCAACAGCCTCACCCCTAACTGGCGGAGATGTTTCGCCGTTTACCCCAATATGTGTATGATTCTTGAGACTCACGCCGTCCGCGATCACATCGCCAATGACTGTCACATTTCCGTCTGTCCTGACAGTGATCGGCCCCTTACATTCGACAGAAAGGGTGCGTGCTTTCGTGTTGTACCGGATCGTAGTTCCATCCTCAAATCGCATCGTGCGCATATATTTTTCCTTTTCCGGCGGAACGTCTTCGTCGTTGTATAGTGCGCCTAATACAAAACCCTCGTGATTGGAGTTCGGCAAGAACAACACGAGCACCTGCTCTCCGACATCCGGCATCCAGTACTCCTTATTTTTCATCGCCCCTCTGACTACGATGGGGAGCTCTGCCGTCACTAGATTATCCCGGTCGTCAAAGGTCACCCTGACTCTGCACTTCTCCGCATTCACCGAGGACACAATCCCGACTCTAACAATATCCATCAGTATCCCTCCAGGCACTTCCTGGCATTGATTGCTGTTACAGTCCCGTTTTCCCCGCCTGCAAAACGGGTTTGAGTGATGATGTACTTGCCGTCAAACCCGCCGAACCCCTTTACATTGATCGTCATGCCGGAGAAAAAATTTTTGATTTCCGAAAAAAGAAAAGACGCAGTGTCCGCGTCCTTGTTCGCTTCCCTCAACCTCTTTTTTGCGAGCTTCATCGCCTCGGCCGTACTCTTCACCTGTTCGTTGATCACTAAAATCCGCCCGACTTTTGGGGCTTTCGATGGCGTAAAGGTATATCGGATCGTCTTCTTTTTCGATGGGTCGCGATATTCCACCTTTGCTGCTCGATATCGCCCATTCAAACTTTTTATGAACTCATAGTCAAGTAGATACGGGTCACTCATCTGCACGGTCGCTTGGGCAGCTGCCTTCTCATATTTCGCCTCGTCCATCACCACAATAGTTTTATTTGAGATTTTTAGAGACAGCCCGTTTTCTTGGCAGAGCCGCATCAGAAACTTGATGTCTTGTTCGCTCGCTTGCTCAACCCGGTCAACGTCTGGATTTTCATCGGAATTGTACTGCAATTTCATGCCATTTGCTTTGGCAATATCCGAAAACACCGTTTTGAGCTTGGTTTTTTCCCAGGATCGGCTTTTTTGCTGACCGCGAAGACTACCGGACTCAGGAATGCTGATGGCGGCGATGCGAACCCCTTCCCTATGCTTTAGACCGATTTCATCTATTTCGAACAGCCCCATGACTTTCGTATGTGTTTTCCCGTCACCGTACCAGTTCTGGTGCACAATAGACGCGGTGAGGAGCGCCCCTTGAGGCGGCATCCATGAACCACGCCAGAGTCTTTGTGTATCTTCCAATAAAATTTCCAAATCATCAGCAGCTCCAGACAAATTGTCCGTGATCACCCATTCCTTTAAAAACGGATGTATATAGGCATCTAATTTCTGATTATTGTACTTCAAGCTTAGATAGGCCCGACGAGCATTAGCCATATGCCCCGCCCTCCATCACATCTTCCATACCTTCTACATGATCGTCAACGGCCGCTTCTGTGTCTTCAACCTCTTCCGGAACCTCTTTCATCCAGAACGGTGTTTCATCCACCAATCCCTCAATATCAGGGATTTGCAATGTGACCCCATGCGAAAAGACAGCGATATCTCGATATCGCTGATTATAGTCCAGCAATACTGTCATGAGATACTCGCTGCCGTATTGTTCATATGCGATTTTACTCCAAGTATCTCCCTTTTTTGTCGTGTACGTTTTCATGTGTACGACACCCTCGCTTTTTTGCGAAAGAACGAATTCATCTGCGACTCAAAATTAATTCGCTCGCGCTTCAAAACAGGCTCGATTTCCCTTGCTTCCGCACCGTGAATGACAGGGGCAAAAGTGATATGAATCTGCTGCACAGACGCTGTTGTAAGCTCTTTTGATTTTTGGCCAAGCCCTAACATACGCCCCGTTTGCTCGTATAACGATAACGAACGAGGATCGCCGGGACGAATCGGGATAATCGCCTCTGGTTTTCCTGCCTCTGCGACCATGCCTACATGAGCTTTGCGGAAAATGCCGCCTCGCGCATGTTTTTCTACTCTTCCACTTCCGCCGCCTGAAAACCTTGGAGCCGGCACGGAATCAATACGGGCAGCCAAGCGATTCAGTGCAGACTTCACCACATCGGCAGCTGACTGAATTCCGTAAATCGATGCCACCCAGCCGCTCGCTTTGCCTATATAGGACGCCAAAAGCGACATGTTCCCTTTGGCCATTCCTGCGCTGGTTTGGATACCGTAAATCGAAGCGACCCACCCGCTTGCCTTACCAATGTACATGGCTAGCAAGGACAGGTTGGTTTTGACCAAGTTAGCACTGGACTGCACTCCAAAAAGGGAGGCTATCCAGCCGCTCGCTCTTCCTGCGTACATCGCCAATAGTGAAATGTTATTCGAGGCTTGTGCCCCGTGCGTGGCGATAGGGAAAATGCCGCCGACAATCTTCCCTGATGCCTGGCCGGTGTACATCGTCAACAACGTCATGTTATGCGATGCCAACTGGGCATTTTGGGCTAATGGAAAGATAGCGCCAACGATTCTGGAAATCGACTGCCCTGTATACATCGTCAAAAGCGACATGTTGGTCGAGGCGAGCTGGGCGTTCTGTGCTAACGGAAAAATTGCGCCGACAATCCGGCCGGTCGCTTGCCCGACGTACATCGTTAACAAACGAAAATTCTGTTCCGCTTGCGCCATCGCCGCTATTAGGGATGCGGCCTGTTGATTGATGCCGCTTGCGTCAGCAGTCGATTGAGACGACGTGGTTGATGCCGGCCCGGGCGATTGAGCCGCTGCCCTAGCCGCGTCAGTCGCCTGGCCAGCCGCAAATTTCCCCAGCAAATACCCACTGATACTGCCGATCACGCCACCAATTGCCGTGCCGATCCCCGGAGCGATAGCAGTTCCGAGCGCCGCTCCGATTTTGGCACCAGCCCACCCCCCGGCTAGACCGCCCGCCGCTTGCACAGCCGCTTTTGTCTTATCCTCCGCTTTATATATGCTGTACGCCTCCGTGGCAAGACTGATCGGCAGCGCCAGCTTCCCAGCCACTTTCCCGGCCTTCGAGAGCGCCTCGCCAGCACGAGCTAATTTGCCCGACGACTTCGCAGCTTGTTCTGCCGCTTTGCCGGCCGCACCGGTTGATTTAGTATAATCACCAAGATGTACAACTTTTGCCGCGGCGCTTTTCGGTTGCGTCTGCGTTTGGGCTTGAGCGTTCGCTTGTTTCGGGGCGGGCGGCGGAGTTGGAGTGGTATCCGGCGGCGTTTTCCCCCTAATTTTCTTTGCTGCCTCGACGGCCGCGCCACGCTTGTCCCATACATACTTACCAGCAGATATCGCCCCTTTGGCTAAAAGTCCACCGGTTAAAATGTTTGCTAATAGCCCAAGCCCTGCTGCACTAGCAAAGTTCCCTTGTCCGAGTTGATTCAGCGCGCTAGTTAAAAGCCCCTTCAATGCGCCGACATAAGCATTCACAGAGATTTCAGCCAGCTTTGCAAAAATCGCTTCAAACTTCTTGCCACCTGGGCCGTTCACCCAGTCTTCGATTTTTGTTGCTGTTTCGTCCAAGGCATAGATGACTTTATCGCTTAAATCCATGTCCTTGAACTTGTTCCATTTCTCCCACTGCGATCGGTATTCATCAAGATAGTCCGGGTCCATTTTTGCTCGCAGCGGGTCAAATGTTGGCTTGGTCACGGTGAACGGCGATAAGATGTCGTCAAGCGCCTTTCCTATCCGCTTCCCGAATTTTTCGGCGCGGTCGGTGTTATTCTCGAAAATATCCGCTGTTGCGTGTGCCACTTTTTTAATTACCGGGAGCGTACCCTCTGCCGCAATAATTTGCAACGTTTCAAACGCGCCACGGAGTTGTTCCACCGCTCCCGCCGCGTTATCCATCTTTTCTTTCGCGACATCAAGCGCTGTTACTTTCGACATCTCATCATACATTTTCTTAATGCCGGCTGCGCCTTCTTTCGCCAGGATTGTCGCTGCTCGGATGGAGTCGGAGCCAAACATCTCAAAAAACGCATCGGTGCGCTCTTGGTCTGTTAACTTGCCGAATTTCTGATGCAAGATCTCCGCGACCTCGGCCATGTCTTTTAGCTGGCCATTTGCATCGAACAGGATATTTGTCCCATCCTTGAGGATCAGTCCGTATTTCCTAAATAGTTCAGCTGCTTTCTCCGATTTTGGTTGGACGTTAGCCAAGAACGTTTTTAGCGATGTTCCGGCGTCGCTTCCCTTTAGCATGTTGTTGGAGAACGCTGCCAGCGTCGCGTTCACTTCTTTAAAACTGACGCCGATACCATCGGCTACGGGACCGACCGCGCTCAGCGCATATTTCAACTCGTGTACATCGGACGATGACGCATTTGCCGCCCCTGCGAGGATATCTGCTACCTGAGCCGCTGTCAGCGCATCTTTCTTGAAACCGTGTAATGAGTCAGACATGATCTCGGCCGCTTCCGACAACTCAAGCCCGCCGGCTGTAGCTAAACTCAGTGCCGCTTTAAGTCCGCCAGCTTGCACGATCGCAGGAGAAATTCCTGCTTTTAATAATTCTTCAATCCCCTGCGCTGCCTCTAGCGCGCTGTATTTCGTGCTCGCGCCTGTCTCAAGCGCCAGCTGACGCATCTTCTCCATCTCTTGGCTCGTGAGTCCTGTGACAGCCTTGATCGATGAGAGCTGCGCCTCGAAGTCCATAGCCTTTTGGATAGAGGAGTACGCCGCCGCTGTCGTGGCTGCTGATGCCGCCGCCATAGGGAGAGCCGCCGCAACTGCGCTAGATACCCTGCCTCGAGTATCTTGAAACTGCTGCATCAACTGCTTCTGCTTTTGCAGCTGTTCCTTTACTTTTTGTTGCTTCTGCGCCACTTTTTCGAGCTGGGAAACTAATTTTTGATGCGCTGCGGCGTATTGCTCTGCCGAGAGCTTGCCGCTTTTATATTCCTTATCCAGTGCTCGCAAGCTGGATTTGAGTTCCTTTGCTTCCTGCTTCAGTTTCTCTGCTTTAGCCGAGGCCGAGGCGAAAGCGTTGGTGAAACTATTGCCCAGCCTACCGGCGATATGAAAGCTCATTTCTAACACTTTTCTAGCCAACGCCATCACCTCTCTGCCTCTTCTTTTTGGATTTCGTGGACAACATCAATCCATTCGTCTATCTCACTGAATGTTTGTCCGAGATAGTATTCCACTGATGTTGTCGTAGCCATAGCGAGCCTCAACGTCATTTTTCGGATGTCTTTTGTCCCTCTGATTCCGTATCGATTAAAAAAAGCTGCACTTGGGCTGTCACTTCAAGGAAGTCAGACCAATGCAGCTTCTGCAGATCGTCAGCAATCATCCCGGCTGCCCGAGCTGCGATTGCCAATTGTGTTTCTTGGCTAAGGATGTTAAAAGACACTTGTTTTAATCTCAATTCTTTCTCGATCGCTAAGATGTCCGCACCCGTCAATTTCTCTAAATCCAACTTAATCGTATCAATCTTTTCGCCGTTGACTTCAATCGGCCTAGCTAGCTTTACCTCCGGCACTTGTCTTCCCTCCTTACATGCCTAGTGCCTTGCGAACGCCAGCGAGATAGTCCGTGCCGTTCACAACGTATTTATAGTTCAATTTATCGAGTTCCACCAACGTTTTTCCATTGATGTCGATCTTGATGTATGAGACCTCGAATTCTGTACTGCCGTCATACGGCGATCCTTTTTCCATTTTTCCTGGATCGTTTTTCGTTGGGACCCCACGTACAAAAACCCGGCACGGCACTTGAGAGTATACGCCTGACGCTGCGTCCAACACTTGGTTGGCGCCACGGCAATCAAAAGACATGACCTCCGGCGCCATGACGGAAGCAAAATTCTCATTCAGAATCCGCCAGTTCAATGTCAGTTTCATCGATTGGAAATGACCGATGTTCGGCGACTCATACTCTCCGGCGATGCCTGCACCTCGCACAGTTTCGGTCATCGCCTCGAACGACGGGAGCTGGAGATCTGCCACTCCGACTAAGTGCCCACCATCCTTATACACGCGAAAGTCATTGAGTCTTTCAGGAACGAGATTGGCCATCTATATACCCCCTTATTATGCGAATAGCGTGTCTAAGTACGACACATCGTACTCAACGATGAACTCAATTTCTTCAGCCGGCGTCGGCGGCGTGACGAATAAGTGAAATTTCACCTTCCCGGCCAAGAGATCGGTTGTCGGATTCTCTTCTTGGCGAAACTCTACGCGACCGCCGAGCAGGGCGCCGATAGCTGTCAATCCGTTTAGCCACACATTTACACTGTCGACGAACTGGTCGATTAACCGCGGGTTTGTCGGGTCATCCACATTGCCCCAGAAGGACAGGATTAAAGTGTTTTCGATCCAATTGAACATCCGACGGACAGGGATAAATGAATCTTTCACGTCGGTATTGGACGGGTATACGCTCGTCCGGTTGCCCCAGAGCTTCCATCCGCCAATAAAATTCAACGCCGTCACGATGCCATTCGCGTTCAGGTATGCCGCCTGGTCTTGGCCAAGCGAGACCTCTTGCCCGTTTGCCACGAGGGTATCCATGACGAGTGATTTGTTCGACGGCGAGACAAACGGGATGCCTCCGTTCGCTTCATCCACTTGTGCAGCCACCGCTGCTGCGTGAGATGACATGTTATACACTTTATCGCCGAGCTTCACGTCTCCCCAAAACACATCCATATACTCGTCGATCAGCGAGTTTGCGTTCTTGTATTCAACCGCTTTAGTATACGTGTTGGCCGCCGTCGTATCTAAATCAACATACGCCCGAGCTTTAAACACACCATTGATGCTTTTGACTTTCGCGCGCATTACAGCAGCGATCGATGTCTTCTTGCTGTACTTAGGCACAACTAAGATACACGGGGTGAGCTGGAGAGTCGGGAATACAGAGTTCAACAACTCCAAACCAGTCGTTTTTCCTGTCGTCGCATCATACCCGCCGATAATATCACCGTCGGTCACTTTTGTTGGGTCCAGATATGAGTATGAGACTTGGAGAGATGTGACCGACGATGTAATCTGTCCGCCTTCCACAGCCGCGATGACTACTCGGCCCTGGTTATCGAACGAAGCCGTGTAGTCCCTCCCTTTTGTCAACGTAGTTCCGGCTGTTGTTTTCACTACAAGCGTGGATAACAGCACACCTTCTCGATCGATGACCGCTTGTTTGTTTTGTACATTCACCGATTGGTCCGATACATCCGTCTTGTGCTTCGCCGGGTCAAGAACATTGATGAAAACGACCGGAGATACGTTATACAACCGAAAATGGGTGTCCATCACTTCACAGAGGGTGAAACTCGAAAAACTATCACTATACCCTAGCTTTTGCGCCGCTTCGCTAAACGTGAATGCTAAAACAGGTCTGTTTACAGGCATCTCTTCCGTTAAATTGACTGGCGCTGTTCCGATCGCTACCGTCAACGCAGACAATGCCTGCACCGGAGATTTTACGCTCGTCGAATTCTCCGAGATGCTAATACCGTGTTTATACGCCATCTAAATTACCCCTTTCTAAAAAAATCAACCGTCTCTCGGTAAAAGACCGATTCTGCAGACGCCGGATCTTTTAAGTTGTTTTCAGCCAGCGCCAATCGTTCCGGCGGGACAAATAGTTGTTTCAACGACGGGCACTTTTCACAATACCCTTGCAGATGCGTCGGGATGCCGTTCGAAAAAATCGTGTATCTCGTCAATAATCCTCCTGGCAGCGATGGTCCGATGTAAACCAACGGTTGCATATCTTCCATGTTATCTGCCGTCGCCACCGCCTCTTTTTCCGCTTCTTTTTTCTTAGACATACATTATCCCTCCCTCGCTCTGTACAGTCGGCATCATATACTCTGCGGTGATGTACCCGACCCACTCCGGAGCATACTGCTCTTCGGGGATGTCAATCGACAATCCTTCGACGTTGAGTTGATATGCCCCAAACACCGGCTGTCTTAGCATCTCGTTCCGGATGCGTGTCAGCACATTCAGCACATCCCTAAAGCCTACTTGCGGGTCATCACACACCGTTCCAGCAATGATATGGATTTGTGCCCGGTTAATCCCATCTTTCACCCGCTCGCCCACATATCGCACGATGACGTGAGGGAAATCGGGCACATCTTGATCTTCCTTACGCCGTTTTGGAGGCAAGTATTGTTGTCGCACCTCTGGCGCCTTGCGAACCCCCTGATGCGTGGTCTGTAGATTATACTGCGACACCCACTGCTCGATCCTCTCCGTCAGCGCATCCACCAATCCTACGCTCGTCATGAGATGAGACATTTAAACTTCCTCCAGAACCCGGCTGATTTCGTGATCTAAACGTTCTTCCAGTTTTTCTTGCGCCCTTTCTTCCACCCATTGAGAAACATTCCGACTGCCAATCATCTGAGGAACAGAAGGGCCGTACAACTGCCGAATAGGCAATCTAGGATTACCGACGCGTTGAAAAACGCCGATATAACCCGACGATCTCATCTGGGCTGTAAACGCACGCGCAATCGGGCCGCCTTCTCCCCTTTTCACCGTAGCTGTTAACGGCTTCCTACGTCGTGGTTGCGGTTTTTTGGGCGATACCCGAAATTTAATGAGCGGGATAACGGACCCTCTTGAAACTACACTCGCCGATAAATCAGACTCGCTCGCCGGATAGATTTTAATGGTGTTGATGACATCACCGTGTTTGATGATGTATTCTTCTCTAACTTTTCTCGCCGCTTCTGTTCGCGCAGTATAAGCCGCCCGGTTGATTGCTCGCGAGGCCGCTCTGGGGATTTTTTCAGGCGTTTCCGACAGCGCCGCTTCCAACCGTTCCATATGTTCGACTTTCAATTCAATCATACAGATCACCCTTCATTCGCTGTTGCTGTGATTTTCAATACGCCAGCATCCTCAGCGACCGCCGTCACGTAATAATCATCACCATCGATATAAATCTGTTGTCCGATCACTGGCTTCTCATAGTCACTCGCCTTTACATACACGACTATGGTCGCCTGATATATCCCGTCTGTGATGCGATATAAGTCGACTGGATCGCGCGGGCGTTCGCCGAATTGGTCTTGGTCAACGATCGCCAGCACTTGCCGGCCGTCAATGTCGTGATATTCAGCGAATTCGTCGACGTTGAAGAATGTCGATACCTCTCGCTCGGCGTATGTTTTGAAATTACTCATGTCCTAACCTCGCATCGATCATCTCAATGACTTGCTGGCGCTCCGGCAGCTCCTCGAAATGATAACCAAGTTTTTCAGCGAAAAACACCAGCGAATGGTCATCAAACGCCTCGATATCCACACCGTTTTTCTGCGCATCATCAAAGAGGATGTCACAGATTTCCGCGTTTTTCATCTTTTGATCCACATCAACACCGACTTTTTTTGCGTATGAAAATAATTCAGTGCGCTTCATGGCGTGCAGCGTGGCCTTGAACGCCGCCATCCCGTCGGCCTCTTGCTCCTTTGACTCCACGCCCGGCGCCGTAGGAATAATCTCTATCGCTTTTAATTGCAGCAATTCCTTTGCTGCATCAGCAGAAAGCCCGGTGATCGTCTCACCAGGCTCATAAATCGTATGGTTATGTTTCACTCGCCAAATCGCCCGATACATGCGATGCGCCTCCTTACAGCACCGTTGCGACATAGATGCTGTCAATGTGTTGCGGAACAGGCAATGGCCGCGAAATCAACTGTACCCAGCGCGTTGACGGGTCTTTTTCTACCCACGAACGAGGAATACGTGGCAAATCCAACGTGCCCATCTCCATATCGATATACGCTCCGTAGAGCATATCGAACCGCGCTCGGCTGCTGGCGATAGCCACTGTCTTCTCGGGCACCATCGGCTTTTCTGCACCATCGTCATCGATATACCACTCGTCGTATGAGTAGATATTGAGTCCGAGCTCGGCGATGCGGCCAATGTATGTCGCTCCGTTAGGCAGTGCTTGCGGGTCGATCTGCCCAGTTTCTACCAAACGCAGATCGAGCATTTTTTGCACTTGCTGGTTTCTGAGAAACTCATCCACGACCTCACTCGAGAAGATCGCGATGTCCGGAGTAATCCCTGACGCCTTAATGACTTGCAATCGCCAGCGTTTCAGGTCGGCGAGTGGGTCGGCCGTCGACTCGTTCCACCTCGCTCCCGACGCAAGAGCCTCACGGTTAGTTAAGCCGAAGTCAATGATTTCGTCGACGCCGTCACCTTTGATGTGAATCTGACCCGTAAACAACGCTTGGGCGCACATCCATTCCTCGCGACGAGTGATCATATCGTCTAATTCAGCTAAATCCCGCCCTAATTGTTCAGCTGCGCGTTCGTCCGGAGAAACCCCAGAGTATAACGCCTCGCCTGCCAGGCGCTTTTGCAAATGCTCAGCCGTCGTCGGCATCTTCGGATTGACCAACGGCGCTTTATACGTATTGGTCCGATACCCTTCACGCTCTACGACTTTCCCGGATCGACGCGGATGGACGAACGGAGCCATGCGACGCCGGCCCTTTACAATGTCAACGTCTACATATTCGGTATCAAATGTACGCTGATTGTTGAAAAACGTATCTTTAAGGAATGTTTTTGGCGGCTTCATCTGACGCACGGCTTCGAGCATCGTACGAGTGCTGTATAAATCAATCGCCATTCTTCGCTACCTCCTTATCGTACAACCGACTTGATAAAAATGCCGACGGCACGCGCAGATGCTTTGTGATCCGCAACCGTATCGCCGGCAGCGACTGTCAATGCGTTTTCGTTGAATTCGCCGGTCAAGTAAACTGTAGCTTGCACATTTCCATTTGTCGTATCCGCATTTTCGGCTAGGACTGCGTATACCTTCTCGCTGCCGTCCGTCGCCGCCTTCGACACGACTTTTGCCAAGCCGGTCGCCGTCACTACTCCCAGCAACGTGCCGCGCGCTAATACTCCTTGACCTGCCGCTACCGTCACAGTATCATCCACCTTCGGCATGACGTGGCCGGCAAACAGGTTGTCCGGGATGTAAACTTCGCTCATTACTTAACACCTCTTTTCTGATTTGCTACTCGTACCATTGTGCTGATGACCCTGTCTTTCTCATCATCCTTAACTTGCGCCGCAGACTGATAATCGAGTTGGTTGACCGGAGCCGCATCTTGAATGGCCGCTGCCAAACGATTGACTCCTGACGACTTCAATACGTTGACAATTTTGATGGCCACCTGCTCCGCTGTTTCGCCCGTTTCGTATCGTGCTTGATTCAAAATCTCTTCACAACCCGGCGCTTCCAGCTCCTGCAGAGCCTTAAAACGCTCCCGTTCTGCTTTTACGCCATCGTTATAACCTTCCTGCTTCACAGCATTGTAAATGTCCGGATACTGTTTCGCTAAAATTTCTACAGTCAGTTCCATTTGTTGATTCACCTCCTTTCCTGTGTTGCTTGTAGCTGTCGCGTCAATCTTAGGTGGGTTTCTAAATCCTGTTATATCGAACGACAATCCGTTCATCACCAGCATCCCTCCTTTCATAGATGCCGCGACTGTTTTTCTCTCGTCAATCTCATCGATCAAACCATGCTCCAGCGCCTCTTCCGCTGTTAGCCACGTTTCTGCATTGAGCAATTCAATGAGTTTGTCGCGATCGATCCCTGATTTCTCTTGATATGCTGCGATAATCGATTCTCGGATTTTGTCCAGATCATCGGCGATTCGACGGAAATCGTTCGCGTTTCCCCATCCAAACGTCCACGGATTATGAATCATCATCATGGCGTTGCGTGGCATCACAACTGTATCGCCAGCCATGGCGATGACAGACGCGATGCTGGCCGCCAACCCGTCGATATAGACGGTCACTTTCGCCTGATGGCTACGTAGCAAGCTGTGAATGGCCTGACCTGCGAACACATTTCCGCCGTCGCTGTTGATTCGGACTCTCAGCTCTGAGATGTCCCCGAGACTTTTAAGCTCATCAGCAAACTGCTTAGGAGTGATCTCGTCGCTCGACCAACTACTATCGCCGATCCGACCGTATAACAGTAGTTCGGCACTATTCTTCGTTTTCGACGCCCGGAACTCCCAAAACTTCTTGGTTTTCTGAGGCATTCGTTAATAAACCTCCTTCTCGCATCATCTTTTCTTCTTTCGTTCTTTGGCGGACAATCATCTCAAAGTCTGAACCCGTCAATTCTGTGGCCTCTCTCGCTCTCGTGGAGAAACCTTCCTGGACGCGAATTTTTGCTGCGTTCACTTCTTTGAGAGGATCGATCTGACCTTGCGATGGTCCGTACCACTCAGCGTTTGAATACGCCGCTCGGATAATCGGATCATCAAAAAAGCCAGGAGCGTTAATGCGCCCTCTGGCCACTGCCTCGTATAAAAACTCATTGTATATCGGCTTGCAAAACTTTGAAATCAACCACGACCGACGCATCCGGAACATCTTCCATGCCTCCAACAACGCTGCTCGGCTGGCTGAATATGAGGCCGTAAAGTGTTTAACCAACACTTCATAAGGAATTTCAAGCGCCGCGCCGATTTGACGGGTCATCGACATGACAAAGCTATCAAACGCCGTGTTCGGCCGCGCCGGATTCACTTCTTTTACATCTTCGCCTTCCCCTAGCGCTATGATCGCGCCGTTGCCGAGCTCGTAACTATTTTCATCCGTCACATCAACCTGTTGCTCCAACGGCACTGCCTCGCCAAGTGGCGTCTCTGGCGTTTTTGAGGTGATGAATACAGTGAACATCCCACTCACAACTGCCGCCATCAGCTCGGCTTCACTGTACCGAGTCAGCTGTTTCAGCGATTCAATGACCGGAGCGAGAATTGGAACACCCCTCCGCTGTCCTGGCCGTTCAAACTCCATGAGATGCAGCACGTTTCTCCGACCGGTTCTTTCACCAAACACCGGCACCCGCGCCCACTTGTTTTGCATACTTTTGCTGTCCAATGGGTGCTTTTGCGCAATATAGTAGGCAATCGGCGCTCCGAACTGATCCACCTCGATGCCGCCGCGAATATTCGGACTGGTCACTCCCGGCGGATTACACACCCGATCCGCTTCGATTACAGCGATTTTTAGTGCGTACGGGTTCCCCGGCCTCTCGATCATCGGCATCGTACAGAAAACATCACCAGACATCAGCATGGACAGAAAAACGAGCGCCTGCATCTCATAAAAATCGAGCATTCGTCCGGCATCGCAGTCCTCGGCCCAAAGCTGAAACTCTCTCTCAACGTGCCGCTCCCACTCATCCGCCTCTTCGTCACTCATTCCTAAAAAATCGGCGTCAATCTGTGGTTTTACACGCAATCCGTACCCGACTACGTTGGTCCGCAACGTTTTTAGCGCCCCTGTGGCCAACGGACCGCCCATATATAGGTCGCGAGAGCGCTGGCGCAACACCTCTAGGTTGTCTGTGATGTCATCATCCGGGCTGCCACCTTTATGGTTCCAGCCGATCAGAGACTTTTTCGTCCGGCTGGCTCCGTGATTGCCGTACCCCGAGTTCAATACCCTCAATGTCCGCCTCGCTGCTTCGCGCCGAAGTGCACGTTCTGGAGAGACAACTTCGACGACCTTATCAATCATCTTTTGGATCATAGGTCACGCGGTACGACTCTCAGCACACGCGCACCGCTCCCCCTCCCTTTCTCAAGCCGAGTGACTTCATTGCTCCAGAACTGTATGCGCTTTGCGATTTCACCTAAATCGGCTCTAGTCAGTTCTCTCGTACCAATCCTGTATCTCTGGCCTGTTGAAACGGCCAGCTCCGCGTCCATCCATGCTTGTAGATGCTGTCGTGCCTCTTGCAAGGTCCATGCTCCCATCGTCCATGCCCCCTTTCCTTACAGACTGATCCCCTTGCTGATGAGTCGACGGCGTCGCGACTTCATCCCGCTCGTCATCGGGCTATTTTGCTTGAAATAGTCTCCCTTTTTTTGAGATTGCGCGATCATTTCTAGATTCGGATTTAAGATTTCGAGTGCAGCTGTCGCATAGTTCCGGCAGTCAAGAGGCTCGTTTCTTGTGCCAGGGCGCTTGATCCACTCTAGCTTCGGTCGCCCCTTGTGATACCGAATGACCCTTTTTTCTGAGGTAAGACCATCAAAATACCGTTGGTCATACCCCTTTTCCGGTTCAATCGGAAAATGGCAATAGCCGGCCTCGCCCGGAAACTGCACTTTTAGGCGTGACAAAATCAATTCTTTTCCTGCGTCAACGCCGATTGTGAATAACGGAACCCGTCGCCGGTTCGTTCGGCTGGCGCGGCTCACGATCGGAATGCCCTCGCCGCCTTGACCCTTAATAGCGAATATTCTTCTGTGCTCACGAGGCTTCACGAAGTCATATACCTCGGTGGTGTAGTGACCTCCCGAGTCGATGCAAGTACAAGCGATGCCAATCGCAACGCCGTCAGCATATTTCCATGTCCGGCTGAGATACTCGTCAAGCTGCTGCCATACAGCCGGTTGTCCCGGGTCACCGTAGATTGCCCGATATTCAATACCCCATGACTCTTTTCCAACACCCCATCCAACCACTTCTATTTCAAGACGGTCATCCTGTACGTCCACGCCGGCTGTCAGAAGCAACACGCCGTCAGGGACTTCACAATTATACCGCTCGCGTCGATTAACAAGGTCATTGGATTCAACGCCATCGCCTTGTTCTTCCCATGCCTCGCCGAGAGTCGTATTTACCCATGCTTTCAGCCGTTCGGGCCCTCCGGCCTTCGCTTCTTTGAATTCCTGGACGATCGTCGACCATCGTTTCCATGGGCTAGCTAACTCATTTAAATGAAATCCTCGGACTTTAATGTTTTTTGCCTTAGCGACCCATTTGCCTTGGCCAGCCTTCCAAGCAAACTCATCGTGACGCGCGCCGCAGTGAATGCACTCCATCGTCACGTCGTCAAACCGGATCTGCGCCCACGTCAACGGCTGATACTTCCCGCAGGTTGGGCAAGGCAAGCACCACTCTTCCTGGCTGCTACCTAAAAAAGCCGCTTCGATGCGGCTTACTCCCTTGATGGTCGGCGTGCTGACATAGACCTTTTTGCGATTGAAAAAGGTGGTCGTTCGTTTTTCCGCGAGTGTCAACGGGTCCCCTTCAGCGCCGGCGCTCGCTGGAAAACGGTCTACCTCGTCGGCCAACAGGATCCGGATTGGTCGGCTGGCCAATCCCGACGGCGAGTTCGCCCCGACCATCGTGATGTGTCCGCCGGGAAACGTCTTGTGCAGAACGGTATTCCCGCTGTCTCGGCTTCGGGCGTCTGCCACTTTCCCTCGAAGCGCTGGTGTATCGCGCAACATCGGAGCAAGACGGTCTTTCGAGAACGCCTGGGCCATCTGCAACGTCGGTTGCATGACCATGATCGGGGCCGGGTCGTAGTCAATATGATACCCGATGATGTTGAGGAGAATCTCCGTTTTCCCGACCTGCGCACTTGTCATGACCACCACCGTTTCCACGGCCGGATCGTTGATGGCATCCATGATCTCACGCTGGTATGGAGCTCGATCCGTTCTCCACTGTCCAGGCTCAGCTGATGACTCCGACGACAAACGGCGGTATAAATCTGCCCATTCGGAGACGGTCAATTCCGGAGGAGGCGCGACCACTTGGGCAATTTCTCTAAATAGCCCCTCGGTGTCATTTTTCCTTCTTTTTACGGCCATCGCGCCGCTTCTCCTTTTCTGTTATGTCCCCGCCAACCTCCTCGCTGCCTTCCTCCGTTTCATCCATGCCTATCGCTAACTTGTCCTTGCTCTGCGCATAAAAGACGTGCGGGTCATACTCGGATAGCTCTTGCAAGGCCTCATATACCTCTTTTTTGATGATGTCCTGCACAACAGCTAAGTCTGTTTGGGCTAACAGGCGAGGGGCCGTTTTGCTCGGTATCGCCAGTACGCGCGCCCGAAACGCCGACAGCATATTATTCATCACGCGTCGGACATCTTCGGATCGATGCAACTCCCCGCGCATAATTTGCAGTTCCAACTCAACCTTTTGGCGGTTTGCTCTTGTGAGAAGGGTTTTTTCTTTCGTGAGGTCGAGCTCTTCCTCAGTTTTTTCGGCCTGTTCTTTGATAAAAGCGATGTACCGCTGGACGGATGCTTTTAGGTCATATTTTCCTCGGCTGATTTTCACCAATGCCTCTTCTTTTTCCAGCTGACGAATACGCCGGTCGCTCAAGCCGAAGATTTCCGCAAGCTCAGAGGTCGATACTTCAATTGTTTTTCCTTTCAACCCCTGTTCTGACAAGAGTTTCACCACCTTTCACGACAATCCGGTCGAACACGGCGGACCGGAAACGGAAATGGACTCCGCCACCCTGTCGCTGGCCGTTTTTCGGGGCTCGCACGACCCGCACCCCGACCGGGAGCCAGAAGGACCCGTGAGTTATCCACAGCTATTTTGGCTTTTCAGCGCCCTTGCCAGGACTTGAACCCGGACTCTCAGGGTAGAAACCTGATGTGCTATCCATTACACTACAAGGGCAAAAATGAACAAATAAAAAAGCACCCGATTAGTCAGGCGTTCTTTTTTCTTGTGCTTTGGTTTATTCTCATCATGCAATTTGTACATGGTATCACCTCAAATGAAAAACGCCACCCGACCGGGTGACGTCAGGTGAAGGAGAATCTCAGGCTTTGGTTCAACCCGCCCTATGCTACCATCATATCACCTCAACGGCCAAACAATCCGCCAAAAATCTGCCTTTTTTCTGCCACTCTTATGTTAACTTTACCTCACCAATGCCGACTCCCCCGCTTCCTGTTTTTCTTAAACAACCGCCTGGCCATCTCGTGCATTTCGTCTTTCGGCTTGCTGCGGATGATGTTGGATACATCCACCGTCGTCAGTTTCCGCTTCCCGATCCGGTACCCCTTTTTGTTTAGCTCTTGCACCACCTTTGTGACACTTTCCAGCTGGACGTATAAATAGACGGCTTCGTCTTCCATCGTGACCGGCGTGTAACTTTCGATCTTCTGAATGTATTCTTGCAAGTATTCGATGCGCTTTTTCGCTTCCTCGACTAACACTTGCTTTCCCTCCAATGACTTCACTTCAATTTACAGACTGATGCACTCGCCCTGTTCATGAACCCCTTGATATTTCTAGCTTCAAGCTATTTTACAAAATGAGTGCACACCATGATTTTTTATGTTGTACTAATAGCAAAAAAGAAAAATCATATCTTGTATTTCATCATCGCCTTATCCATTGCATCTTGATTTACGCCGATATACTTTAAGGTGATATGTGGGCTTGAGTGATTGAACAGCTCTTGAAGCATTGCAACGTCTTTAGTCTGCTGGTAAAAATGATAACCGAACGTCTTCCTCAGCGTATGCGTGCCCACCTCATCTAGTGACACGTATTCAGCCGCATCTCGAAGGATGCGATACGCTGTCGAGCGATCAATAGGACGGTTCCCACCTTGCCGACTTCGAAAGGCATATTCACCATCCTTGAGCGTTTTGGCGTATTCAATCAGCTCCTTTCGAATGGACGGCGGGATCCGGATCCGCTTCTCCTTTCTCGTCTTCTTTTCCCGCAGTTTCAAATGCGTCTGCAGCAAATCTTCCTTCTTCAATTGCAATAGGTCTGATATTCTCAGTCCTGTGTTGATGCCGAGGACAAATAGGATGTAGTTGCGTTTGTTTCGCTGCAGCAAATATTTCTTCATGGCTGCAATCTTCTCCGGATCGCGAATCGGCTGAACAAAGTTCACGATAGAGTCACCTCGCTTTTTTCCTCGCGATACACTTCGATTTTTAAAGCAAAGGCGAGCTTGTAAAATGCTCTCGATTTCAGCCGGTAATACTTCCGTTCACTCATGCCAAGCTCAGGATACACTTCATAGTCGTAGACATCCTCCCATGACATATATCGTCGGACAATAATGGCACGCTCCCATTTGCTTAGACGATTCACCGCACTTGTAATCCGCCGGATGTACTCGTCTCGCTCACGCTCATAATCGACGTTACGGATTGCGATGTTCTCTGTCGAGGAGCGAAGCTGATTGGACGGCGCAGGAACAAGTGAATAACATTGTGTGACTCTTGGCATTTGGTCGAGCCGAAGCGTCAGCAGGTAGACCCGGTATTTCTCCAGCGCCGCCTCCACCGCCCTTTTAGTAGCCGCGCGATCAATCTCTGGCAACATGAACTCTCTCAACGTTCTCCCTCCTATCGCTGGCGGAATGCGCCGCCTTTGCCGCGCCGATACACCGGACGGCAGACGCCCATCAGCTCCTTAATCTCCCGCTCCGTTAGCCGTTCCTTGTCACGTTTTTGCTTCCGTTCTTTTCGGTTCCACTCCGGCCGATAGGCCATGTTATTGGCCTTGATCCATTTTTGCATTTGATCCTGCATGGTGCGCATCCGTTTTCCCTCCCCTTTCATCGCAAAAGAAAAGAGGACACCAATCATACAGGGATCTCCCTGCATCATCAGTGTCCTCACGCTCTCGGTCTTGGACATATTTGGATTTACTCCCATTATATCAAAATGGCTGCCTTTTGTAACAAGATTCGGAACGTTTCTCGTCCCTTCGGCGTCACGAGCGTCTGCACATCAGCTCGTCCATTTCGTTCCCACTCCTTCAACTCAAATAAGGACGGTACGTATTGAGCATACGGCTTCAACTTTCCTTTTTGGTCTCGATATATATACTTTTTCTGCAGCAGCCAATCGATAAATGCCTTTGGTTTGATTTTCAGTTCCTTGGCCGTATCCCTAAAGTTTGTCAACAACCGCCGATCAACGAGTGCGTCAAAGTAGTCGGCTTTCGGTTGCATCGCCGCGATCTGTTCATTTTGTTTCCGGACCGTTTCTAATGTAGCGCGGAATAAAAGCTTTGTCTGCTCGTCAGCATGTTTTAGATAGGTTTCGACGAACAAATCGTCATTCGCTACATAGCCGCCAGTTTTTCGTATGGTCGGAATAACCTCGTGCGTAATCCAACGTTTAAATTGACGCGCTTCTGGCTTGTTACTTGTAAGTATCAAAGAATATAGTCCTGCTTCGTTTACAACGGTTGTCTGCTGTTGGCGCCCTAATGAATCGATGAGGTAAACTTTATTTACCTCATCTTCATCAAGCCTAGATACCGCCATTTTATGATTAGAATGGTTCAGTATATCACAAACATCTTTTGCTACAAACCAAACTTCATCATTCTTTATAATCGTTCGTACTTGACTGCCGCTGTAAATAAACACTTTTTGCAATTGATTCATCCAAAATCCCTCCCATAAACTACACCACTATCTCTCAAAAATGAAGCAGAATTTACTTTTCCGTGATATTTTTTCTATCCTCTTCACCGACAATGACGATGTCATCCTTCCCCTGAATCCCTACTGCCGCTCCGAATTGAAAAACGAGCTTATATGGTGTGACCCCGTTATTATTTTCTTGAACTATGCCGATCAATCCACTAAAAAACCCGCGTTTTTTATAAGCCAACTTACCAATCAATTCTCGATCCAGTTTTTCCTCCCGCTTCCGCATTAAAACAACTCGCTTTCCTCATACTTAATCCGCGCTGTCTTGCCTTTTGCCGTCTCAATGATCGTATAGCCATGTTCTACTGCCTCTGCTACCTTTGCTTTCCCTTGCACACCATCGATGACAATTACAAGCACCTTGCCAGGCACAACGGGATGCGAAACCGTCATGTTATCTATATCAATCTGCAATTCTTGTGCTCTTCTCACTTGGATCCCTCCATGTGGTATAATTGAGGTGGACTGTCGGGAGGGATCCCGGCTTTTTTGTTTCATTCGATCACTTTCCACCCTCGCCGAATCTTGCTTCGCAGCTCACATTTTCGCAACGGCTCATATACATAAACTGCATCATGGTTTTCTCTGCGATATAACAAATACCATTTGGCCTTCCGCTTACGACGCTTCATTCAATATTCACATCCGAATTTAGCTTTTCAAGCGTTATTAAGTGCGCATATTTAAACTTCAACACCTCGCAATACACGACGGCATCGATCATTTCTTGCTGTAAATGCTCCAGCCACTCGGTGAACGTATAATGCGCTGGAGTCACAGTCGTTCCGTATTTCTGAATTCCTTTTTCAGTCTGTGTCTCAAGCAACTTTTGCACGTTGCGGAGGATTTGATTTTTGTTAAGTTCATCCAGCCAATGCTGAGCATCCATTGTAGTCGCCACCTCTCAATATCCGCATTCCTGGCGGTGATGGTTGAGCGCATTTTTTCGGAGATATTCAGCCTCAATTTGATCAAATGTGAAACCTAGCTGTTTCCCTAATCCAAATAACTCCTGCCCGCTAAGTCCTTTCTCTTTCACAATGCGTTCGTCTAACTCCCTCTGCAGCTTGAATAGTCTTTTCAGTTTCATCGCCGTGTCCCCCTTGATCTCGGCCAGCGCCAGTCAATGATTCGGCGGTTGTCGTCATCGTAGTATTTACGCGGACGATTTCGGTATGCTTCCAGTTCTTCCGGCGTGAGATAGCTGATTTTCACTGGTCCATGCAGTGATTGACGTTGTTTTTTCATGGTCTCTTCCCCCTAATCGTTGTTTCATTTCTTGCCACGCCCGATGCTTATATATTTCCGGGCACTCTTCAAAGCGAATGATGGTCACCAGTTGCTGTACGGTCGCCTTGGACCAATCCATGTGATTGATCACCTCTCACCCGTTCGTATTCACGTTGAATCTCTTCTGTGGTCAGTTTTGAGAGCGCCCGGCCATCGCTAGCAGAAAAGATGCCTTTCCGGCGCAAGTGCTGAATGAGTGCGTATTTCAGCAACATCAAACCGATCACCTCCCACTCGTTTGGAGCTTTGTAAATAGCGCATCCAGGCGTGACACAGTGTAGTCTTTGTTATTGATTTTCACCGTCAGCAAATTGGTTCTTGTGATGCCACAGTGCTCAAGGATATTGAGAAAATCCGCCTCCGAGCATACGCTGGCCGTCAAACCGATCACCGATCCAACCTCATTCCGATACTCCAATCGGATCCATATCGGGTATCCCACGACGATCACCCATCTCTGTATTTTTTCAGACGTTCCTCAAGCTCTCGGCGCGCCTGTTCGACGTCAAAGTCGTCATCCTCCGGTTGGCTATAGTCCATCTTCAGCCAGTCCGGTACGATCTCGGTGCGCACTGGAGTCCGCATCTTTCGGCCGACGTCGGAAACAGTTGAGGCTTTACGTTTTTTCAGTTGTTGCTCCCGAAATGCCAATTGTGCCGCTCTCACCTGGTCAACGGTACGATAGCCTTTTTCGAACCAGTCACGCAAAATGGTTTCAACGTATTTCCACGTCTTGGCCCCGTTCTCCACCGCGATTTTCAACGCCTCTAAGACCAACTCCTCGGACGTATCGTCCACCCAGGAGACGATCTTTTCTCCTATGTAGCTGCCAACGGTGCCAAAGCCGTTTTGTTCAACGAATTGAATAATCTCTCGGAAGGAATGCACGCGCGCGTCTTCTTCATCATCTTCTGTTTTAATCTCTGTGGTATTCTCTGCTGTAATATCTGGTATTGGTCTGGTCAAGTTGAACGCCTCGACTGGCCAATTTGAGCAGTTGGACTGTTCATCTTGAACGGATGGAGCGACGATTTCGTCAGTCGTCTGCTCATTTTGAGCAGTCGAAGTGTCATCTTGAACCGTCGTCTGTTCATCTTGGTTAGACGGTTGTGTGAATTGAGCTAGTTTGTCATAGTCGATCCGATACCATTTCGTTTTGTCGATCTTCGAGCGATTGAAATTCGCCGAGACGATGATCCCGATCTTCTCCAGTTTGGTGATGATCCGGCGAATCGTGCTTTCTGACCAAAACGGGAATTGCTCCCGCCAGTCCTCGTAAGTGTTATAGACCCACTTATAGCCGTCATGGACGTTTTCGCTTTTCTCGAGCCAATAATGCAGCTGCTGAACGACGATGCTTTCGTTCAGTCCGATCGCCACGGCGAGTTGTGGCAAAATAACCAACGGCTGATCATCTAAAAGCAAGGTTGCCATGTCATCCCCTCCCCTTGAAAAAGCTGTTTTGCTATGGCATGATAAAAACTAGAGTTCTGAAATAAAAAACTGAATCCCGCCAATTTCAAGCTCGGAGGCCATTTCATTAGCGATCCGCCGGCACTCGGTTACAGTGAGCGCGTAGACGAGTGCTGTTTGGATCGTCTCGAAATGGCCGTTTTCCTTCACGACAAATTCCACTTCAAATAGCATATTCTTCGCCCTGGAAGCATATCGTAGAATGGGAGCTTCCGGCCCTCCTTTCTCAACCAGCATCAGAAATGCCGCCTTTTTGCAACAGTTGTTTCAACTTCTCATAGACGGCTTTTGGTTCTCGATTGAGCCGATTTGCGAGCTCATCAATCGTCAATACCTTGCGATGATGCCAAAGGTAGAACACTTCCTCTGCCGACCACCGTCCCTTTCGCTTTGGTGTGTTCTGCGCCTGTTCCACAACCGGCTCTCTAGGTTGGGGATCGGCCGGAGAATCACCTTCAAGAAGAGCTGCCAGTTGCCGCATCTCTTGACTGACCGGGCAAACTTGCAAACATACAGTGCTTCGATATTTGATCCGCTCGGGGCACGTGCGGCAATGTGAATCGAGCAATTCGCAGATTTGCAGCCGGATGTGCCTTTTTTCATGTTTATCAAGCTTATTCACGCATTCCGCTCCTCTCCCAGCTTCACAAAATCAATTTGAATGCCGCGTCGTTGCATATCTCGTATAATGCTCAACAACTGCTGACGCCGGGCTTCTTTTCGTTCGAGTTCTTGCAACTGTCTGACTAAATACTGCAACTCAGACATCTCAATAACCATCGTTTCATAATCGCGGTTTTGCAGCGCCTCCTGTATGTACTCGATGCACCGTAATGCCTTTTGCCGCAAATCCGCCTCTTGATAAACGATCATATGGATCACCGCCATTCCTCCTTCGTTATGATTTCCTCCAGGCGTTGTCGCAATGACCATACATGTATTGTGGCGCGGCTCCCCTTTCGGATCGTCGCCCGCTCTCGCTCGGCCTGGCCGGCGCTCATGCGCACCGACTGAAGCACAAGCGCTTGCGGGCTGGGGGCACACCCGCCGCCTGTACTCCAGTCGGCAAGCATGAGCTTGCCTTTTGGTTGGCAACATGATATGTTTGGGATAGGGCTGGTTTTTTAGGAAGCAGTGAGCGTTTGGCTTGCTGCTTCTTTCATGCTGACAAGCTTTGCTTTGGCTTCTTGCTCAATGGCTTCGATCAACTCCGGATGATTGCGCAACTCGGCGCATACCTCCCGAACTTCTCGGGCTGTCATTAATGAACTGGCTACCCATACCACGTACATTACCACCACTCCTTCCGTGATTGTTCCAATCGTTCGTTCATTTTCTTTTTCCACCCGAGCAGTGCTTTCCCATATTCGCTATTGAGTTTTCGCTCTTTTGAAAGCCGCACAACTTCACTTGTATACCAATGGATAGCCTCAACATCCGTCATTTCTGCTAAATTCGGCAGTTTAAACACTGTTTTTTCCTCCTTTGTCATTGTCGAATGAATCCTTTCGCTTGCAGTTTCGCACGATGCTTTTGCCACATTTCCCACCAGGAAAAGCCGTAATCCATGCAAATGACCGCAACGTATTGCGTGAGAGCGACAATCGCGTCGATCGCCTGCATCATCGCCTCTTCCAATCGCTGTTTGTCAAACTCTCGAATCGACCTGGGATGATTCGCCACACAGACACTTTCGATCGCCTCGAGAGCTTCTGTGAGCTCCTCGCGTGTTTTCATCGCCACACTCGCCCGGTGAAGGTCAACTGCATCCCCATCGAGCCTCACTGGCCCCCAGCCGGTATACTCTGCCGCTGCCTCGAGCGCCACCCACGGATTGTTATGCTTTTCAGCGAAATATTTCGATATGTTCGGCTGCACCCGATATCGCCCATTTTCCTGGTGCGATACCGATTCGCGAGATTCATAGATTTCAAACGATAGTTGTTGCTGCGTCATCCCTGTTTTCTGCCGCGCCGTTTTCACCGCATCGGCCGCTCTACCGCGTTTCATCCTCCGGGCTCCCCTTTCTACCATCCACCTTTAATTTTTCTGTTACATTATCGATAGAACGGTAGCAATCCAGCACCGCCTCGGCGATTTGCCGCAGGATCGGATTACCTTTTTGCCATTCTTGCTCAAACCATTGCTTTCGCTCCTCTGGGCTCATGAGTACCAATGGGGAGTGAACGATCACCGTCGTGTTGCCGTATTTGAATTCCTTCATGCCCGCATTCCCCCTTTGTTCATGTTTATGCGGAGCATGAGGGGCATTTGATGACATTCGGTTCACCTCGCATCATAGTATCTAACCATTGTCTGATAATCGACGACCGGCGCTGTTTCATTCAACCAATCGAGCACCTTGGCGATCCCCAGCGCCGCGTCGTCTTTCGTAAATGCCGGGTCATCCTTCAGTTGCATGATGATCACCAGCAGCCGATGCTTCAGCTCGGCCATAGCCCATTGATCCTGAATGGTGTTCATGCTGTCACCTGCCTTGAAGGATTTTCCTTCCCTCCTGTCGAATGATGGCAACGGGAAGGGGGTGATAACATGTACTCTGTTCAGCAATTGCAAGCTTTGGATTGCTTACTAAAAAAGGTTGTCGGAGATCACTTCAAATTGGTTATTGAACTTAATGGCCAATACTGGTACGGCGATTTTGTTCGATTGGACGGAAATGCCCTTTATCAGCACTTCATTGACGGCATAGGTGCTATTGAGAAACATACATTTTACATTGACAGCCCTAATGCACCTAATATGGTGAAAAAGATTTGGCAGTCTTATTTGGCTGCAATCGAACCATTTCGTCGTCATCCTTTTGGGAGTAATCCCTTTGAGCGTCTCCGTGATTTGCCTTTGCTTTTTGAAACTTTGGTCAACATCTTAGCTAAAGCTGATATTGCCGATGAAGACAGCCCGCTTTCGCCTTGTTTGTTTAATGCCCGATCACTTAACGGTGACGGAAGTTTACCCTTTATTTACTTAGGGAACGAAAAACTTAAATTAGTTTCTCTTATTCGGATTGCCGAAGAATAAGTTTCCAGTACCATCTGATGCGATCGTAAATCGCTTCTTCTTTTTCGATCTCTGATTTGTTTTCGTCAGCAAGGATTTGAGAAATCTGCTCTTTCAAGTGAAAGAGTGGATTTCTCGCCACTTTTCTTTTAGGGATTTCGATCGCTGCTCTTTCGATCCAGCTGGTGAATTCGTGTTCATCCATCTTTTCGATCTCTTCAGGGGTCGGTAAAAACTTGCCTAACTGAATGTTTTTCCTGAGCAACTCAATGAACGTTTGCTCTTGATCCGTCATCCGTCTCACCTCCTTTGCGGGCAAGGGGATATGTTTTTGAAAACTTCTTATGATGATCCTGTTTTACGCAACTTTTGGTTACCTTCTGTTTCAAAAAAAATTGTCCAACTTATCCCAAGGACAGGCGCGATTTTTTTTGCCACGTCAACAGATGGTCTCCTATCTCCATTTTCAATCATACTATAGTACTGCCTTGTGATGTTTGCTCCAGACAGGGACACAACCTGTTCTTGAGTTAATTGTTTGGCTTCTCTGGCCTTAATTAACATATCCCTAAGTTGTTCTTTGGTCACTATCTATCACCACCTCACAGCAACCAAAAGTTGCTCATCTAATTTAAATTATACGCAACAAAAAGTTGCTGTCAATACCAAAAAGAAATTTTTAGTTTCCTTCCCACTATTTTTATTTGTGGCAACAATATGTTGCATTATAATTGTTTATAGATGAGCGAAAAGAGGGATTTTCGATGTTCCCCAAGAGACTCAAAGCATTGAGATTGCAAAGAAAATTAACCCACCAAGATATGGCCGATTTATTGGGCATCACTAGACAAGGTTACTCAAAATACGAAAACGGCCAAAGTCAACCGGACATCGATACAATTAATAAACTGGCCGAGTTTTTCAACGTCACCACCGACTACCTCCTCGGCCGGACTGACCATCCGAACCCACCGGAGCAGGATGACATGCCAGAGGAGCTCAAGGATCCCGAGCTGGGGTTGTTCTTCAAGGAATTGGCTGAGGCGCCGGAGGAACGGCGGGAGCAATTACTGAAGATATGGGAGATCCTGAAGAGCGAAGGGGATCGGAAACCAAATGGCAGGTGACGTTTTTGGGGTTATATTTGTGATAGGTGATTATTATGACTTTTGGTAAAAGACTCCGCTTCTTGCGGAAAAAAATGAATATGACTCAGAAGGACTTGGCTGATAAGTTCAGTCTCGGCGAGAGCACAATTGGAATGTATGAAAGGGATGAAAGAGAGCCCTCTTTTGAATTCGTTAGACAGCTCGCCGACTTTTTCAACGTCACCACTGACTACCTCCTCGGCCGAACTGACCATCCGAACCCGCCGGAGCAGGATGATATTCCAGAGGAGCTCAAGGATCCGGAACTGGGGCTGTTCTTTAAAGAACTGGCTGAGGCGCCGGAGGAACGGCGGGAGCAATTACTGAAGATATGGGAGATCCTCAAGAGCGAGGGGGATCGGAAGACAAAAGATAAATGAGCTTGTTACTTTTAGGGGAGAGGAAACAATGGGGATTTTGCAACGCTTTCTCGGGAAAATAATGAAAAAGGATAAAGACATTGATGCCTCAATTAACGAAGATCTCGTAAATACGAGCAACACAACACCTTCTTCTGACAATCGTGGAGGCGTAGAAATACAGTCTACACCGATAACTGTAACTGTCGAATATGGCTTTTCTTCATCTCATACAAACAAGAAAATGGAGACGCCTTCAGATAATCATTATACTTATCAAAAAGCGACATTCACCCCTGACGACTATGTAGTCTTAGACTTTGAAACAACGGGATTAAACCCGGAGAAAGACGCTATTATCCAAATCGCGGCGATACGTTTTCGAAATCATGAGCCAATCGAACAATTTGTTTCGTTCGTTAACCCTAAGAGACCGATCCCATCTAAAATAACGGACATTACGGGGATCACAGATGGAGATGTGAAAGATGCTCCTACAATTGAAGAGATCTTCCTGGATTTCATCCAATTCCTAAAGGATGATGTACTGATCGCTCACAATGCTCCTTTTGACATGAAGTTTTTATTAAGCAACGCTCAACGGCTAGGAATAGAAAAGCCAAACAATCTCGTCATTGACACGCTAACACTGGCTAGAAAATACATACCGGAGACGCCCAATCATCAGCTGGAAACACTGAAACAGTGGTTACAATTAGAGGTGAGTTCCCATCACGCGTTGGATGATTGTTTGACTTGTGCCGCTGTTTATCGAACATGCCAAAAACGGAGAGAGGAAAAATTTCGTCTTTCCGATGATGAAAAAAGAGCTTATGACATTGTTCTGCGCATATTAAGTGATCATAACCGCGACACTAGTCTTGTTCGTCATTCCCGAACATCGACTTACTTGGATATACAAGCGTTTTACTCGTTTGCCCGAATCAAGTTAACAGGCAAAAAGAAATACTTGCTCTCCAAACGATTAGAACAAGAAATCATCGAGCTGTGTCCTGGCGTTGTTTGTGAGCCAGCTTCGAAAAATGAATCAGGACAAACGCGCATTTTGATTCGAACTCCTGATGATTTATTGCCCTTGTCTTCGCTGATTGTTAAAGATTTTGATAAGGCCTTAAAATCATTAGAAGACTATCGAAAGTATGTCGGTAAAGCTGAAAAAGTCATCGAGGATTATTTGAGTCTATAAACTATACGGATATGCAGCGAGAAAGGACATCACCGCCACGTGGCTTGATGTCTTTTTTATTCTTGTATGAAATGGGGGAGAGAAAATGAGCAAGTTCAAAGAAATTGAAGACTATCGCAAGTTCACCTCAAAAGCCGAGTTGCACAAGTCCATCAATTCTCTGATCGGAATTATCCATGGGATCCGTTCCGATCACATCACTAACAAAGAGGAGATTGCTGAACTCATTCATTGGTGCAACCTACATAGACGATTTGCAAAAAAAGCGCCTTTTAACGAAATTATCCCGTTAATTGACCAAGCTTTGCTGGACAACAAATTGGAAGAAGAAGAGTTTGAGGATATTCTGTGGCTTTGCAACAACATTATTAATGAGAACGATTTTAACAGCTATTATGATGTCATCACATCATCTATACAGCAGCTACACGGGATTCTCCACGGCATCATGGCAGACAACGTTTTGAATGACATGGAAATTGAACAACTGTCCATTTGGATCGATGACCATGACTTTTTAAGAGGGACATATCCCTTTGACGAGATCCATAGCCTGCTGGTAAGTGTAAAGCAAGACGGGATGATCAGCGAAGACGAGAAAAACTTGCTAAAAGCCTTTTTTACCACTTTTATTGATACAAAGGTATCCCGCAACATCCATGAATTAGACGTAAAATTCCTGCAAAGCCAATACTCAATCAGTGGCATATGCGCTGTTAATCCAGAAATCATATTCGAAAATAAAGTGTTCTCCTTTACTGGCGCCTCTCACAGGGCTACACGCAACGAGATTGCCCGCGTCATTCAAGAGATGGGCGGAATATTCAACAACAATGTCACTAAGAGTACCAACTACCTCATCGTGGGGGGCAACGGCAATCCTTGCTGGGCGTTCGCTTGCTATGGACGGAAAGTTGAGAAAGCGATTGAATTAAGGAAAAAAGGCACGCCAATCGTTATCGTACACGAAAATGATTTTTGGGATGAAGTAGTGATTTAAAGTGCTGTAGTTATAGATTAACCACATTTATCCTGACATCATATACTTTCGACACTAATTCGTATCCCAAATGTCATTGTAACAATAAAAAATGTAACAGGGGTAGAAACGCATGAAAGAGATTATCTATCTAAATACCGAAATCATGAATTCCTTGATCGCCCAACTCGATAAGGGAGTTACAACGCATTATTCATTGGAACAGACAATACAGGAAACCAATACAGAAATGTCACAAACAACAAGAGGAAAAGCAGCTGGCTTCAATGGAACTGTCCAATCGGGTACAGGTAGCCTATTATCCAATGTGAGCTTAAGTTTCGGCGCTAATATTTCTGGAAATGGAAATGAAACCAATGGTAGCTCCAGAGCTTTATTAGAAGGGCAACGAGATTTATTAAACAAAGCATTTCATGACTATGCTTTAAACATATTGCTACAACTACTAAAAGAGAACGAGAAATTAAAAACAAACTCCTTCTCCCTTACAGAGGGTGACATTTGTCTATGGGAGACCGATTGGAAATATTACGATTTTGAGTTTATCAGCAGGATTGCTGACCTTGACGATGTTTTAGAAACATTAGGGATATATGTATCGGCAGATGAATATAGGAAAGCAGAAACGATTGCGCAAAAAGCTAGAAAATACCCTAAAAATCCCGAGCTTGTCAGAGCCCAACATATTATTAATCAACATCAGTCTACAATGCTTCAAAGGAACATTCTAAAACAAATACAAGTATTTTCTTCGTACGCTAATAGTTTCTTAGGTAACTACTCAATAATTAAGGCAGCAAACACATTTCAGTTGATCGATAAAGGAATGTTACGCGAGGTTCCAACAGCCCTTTCAATCCGATCTGCTTCGGCACGCAGGGCAAAAATTCTTTTTAGGGTCATAGGTAAGCGCGATATAATCTACAACAATGATGACTTAGGCGGAGTTTTAGGAGAATTGCAGGACTTCACCCAACTCGCAAATTTTATGTTCGACCTAATCTTAGGAAGCTTTCAAATACTTAAACCAGGGGATTATATTGCTACGCCAATTGCTATTTACTACGAATAAAGCGAAAAGCTGTCTCTATTTCCTCCTTATGTTTTTGAAACTCATTTCTTTTTTGATTCATCATTTGATGAGTCTCGATGATATGTTTGGCGTTCCTAACACGCATAGTTTCATATTCTTCATTAAGTGTTTTTGATGCTTTGATTGCCTCATTAAAGATTTTATCAATTATTCTTTTTTTGAACATTTTGATCACCACCTTACTTTTATAATATGCCTAATACAAGAAAACAGCAAACCTTTTTTTCGGTTAGAAAATATGGTTTCGTAAGTTATCCTTCGTTGATCCCTTTTTAGGGATCCTTTCTTTTCCTTGCCTTCTCGAACGCATGTTCCTATAATAAAAGTGAGGTGATTCCCATGAACTTCTCGTCATACCAGTTCACCCCACTGGAACAATATATTTGTGAATTGTACGAGCATTTAGCAATCAGATCGCCCCATCAGCTGGACATGATCGACATTGCCGCAAAGCTGAACGTCTGGCTGCATTTTGCCGACATCCGAAGTACGGCCATCGAACGGAACGGAGTGTATAGCATTATCATCGACCGCCGCCTTAGTCGTCAACAACAATGGCAGGAATTTGGACATGAACTTGGGCATGTGCTGTGACACGCGGGGAATCAAATGTTGCTCCCGGCTTCACTCGTTCAGCTTCAGGAGGCCCAGGCGACGAATTTTGCTCTGCACTTTTGCGTACCGACGTTTATGCTGCTTGAACTCGAGCTTCCGCATACGGAAAAGGAAATCGTCTATGTACTGAGCGAAACGTTTAGTGTGGAGCCGCTGTTCGCTAAACGGCGTTGGGATCGCTTTAAGGAACAATGGGAAAGCTACCGGTTTTATGAGGCGCTTTTCAGTCATATGCAAGTGGCTGAGCCGGTTGTCGCCGCTTCCGGCCGCGATGCGGAAAGCGATCTTAGTCTCCTTCATGAGTACGCCGTTGCACATGAGGGCTCATTGTTTATTGACGGCCGCTTAACGGACGAGGAACAACGAGAAATCATCCGCTATTTACAGCAGATGGACCAAAGGAACAGCTAAAAATCATGAATTATACCGCCACAGAATGGATGAATCACGTAAAATCATAACGGCTAATCCGCATATTTGCCTCTTTTTTTTGCATACATGGTGATAGCGAGTTCTATTCCAGGTCAGAGGTGGTTTTATGTATAGACCTAGAAACTTGGACGTGTTCATCTATCTTCGCAAAAGCCGGAAGGATATCGAGGAAGAGAAAAAAGCCGCCGAATCCGGCGTGTCATACGATACATTGCAGCGCCATCGGGATAACTTGCTGGCCGTAGCTCGTAAAGAGGGGCACAATATCCTCGGCATCTTCGAGGAGATTGTGTCCGGCGAGTCCATCGCTGAACGTTCGGAGATCCAGAAGCTTTTGCGTGAATTGGAAACGGGAGTGGCTGATGCGGTGCTTGTCATGGACATTGACCGCCTCGGCCGTGGTGATATGCTTGACCAAGGCATTTTAGACCGTGCTTTTCGCTATTCGGGAACGAAAATCATCACCCCTACGGAAGTTTATGACCCGGAAAGCGAGACGTGGGAGCTCGTTTTCGGTGTGAAATCCATCGTGTCGCGCGAAGAGCTCAAAGTCATTACGAAGCGCCTCCAAGGTGGCCGGCGCGACTCGGCCGCTAAAGGACGTTCCATCTCAAAAAAGCCGCCATACGGCTATCTTCGTGATGAAAAACTAAGGCTCTACCCGGATCCGGAAACGTCATGGGTTGTGGTAAAAATCTTTGAGATGATGCGCGACGGACACGGACGCCAGGCGATCGCCGCTGAGCTGGATCGACTTGGAGTGAAACCGCCCGATGAAAAGCGATCCTTTTGGTCTCCTTCGACGATCAGCGCCATTATCAAAAACGAGGTGTATCTCGGCCACATCATCTGGGGCAAGGTGAAATACATTAAACAAAACGGCAGGTATAAGCGCAAGAAAATGCCGAGAGAGCGCTGGTATGTCAAAGAGAATGCCCATGAGCCCCTCGTGTCCAGGGAACTCTGGGAAGCCGCCAACAAAGCGTATCGGAGCCGCTGGCGCCCTTCTACGGTAGAAAGCAAACCGCTGGCTAACCCGCTGGCCGGGTTGTTGAAATGCGAACTCTGCGGCTATACGATGTGGTATCAGCCACGCAAAGACCGTCCTCATCCGCTGGTGCGCTGTCCAAACCCGAAATGCAAAGGCGTGCAAAAGGGTGCGCTTCTGCCACTCGTCGAGGAGAAAATCTTGCAATCTCTCGCCGAGTTCGTCGATCAGTTTGAAGTGCAGGAGGAAGCTCTTGCCCGAAAAGAGCAGCGTTCGGTCATCCCGCTAAAGCAAAAAGCCGTCGAAAAAAAAGAAAAAGAGCTCCAGGAGCTCCATAAACAAAAAGATGCACTGCATGATCTACTCGAGCGAGGCATCTATACGATTGAGACGTTCCTGGAACGCCAGCAGATGGTTGTGAGTCGGATCAAAAAAACACAGGAGGACATCGAGCAACTGCGTGAGGAAATCGCTAAAGAAAAGCTGAAAGAAAAGAACATGAACGAGTACATCCCGACGGTTAAAAAGGTGCTGGACGCCTACCGCCTCACAGATGACGTAGAAAAGAAAAATCGCCTTCTCAAGTCGGTGCTTGAGAAAGCGACATACCTGAGAAAACCGGAGTGGACGAAAAAAGATCAGTTTACGATTCAGCTTTACCCTAGGATTTAG